AGGTACTTATTATCCAATATCTCATACGTTTAAAGCAATAAATAGATTTGGCACTAATAATTCAGCAGCATTTAATATGAGCAATAAAACAAATGCTTTTGTTAAATATCATATGTACTTAAATGCCTATCCAATCGTTATGATAAAAGGTGGTACTGTTTCTGGTACTTTAGCAGCAGGAACTATTGGTGGAATAGGATTATCATTTATATTACAAGATTTACAAAGCACATCATAAATAAAAAGATATGATAAATAATATATTAAGATTACTAGAACTAGCAGAAGAAGAAAAATGGAAAGGAAATTACATTGATCTAGCTTTAGGAAAAAACAAGTATCCTGAATCAATTAAGGAAGCTTACAAACAATTTAAAAAAGCATTATGAGTCAAAAATATTCCATAGAACTAGAAGCATTAGCTAAAGATGCAATTAAACAAGTAGGACAATTAAATGCTAAAGTTGATGACCTTACTAAAGGAACAGCAGCAGCAGGTAAGGAAACTAAGAAGACCAACAAAATACTAGGAGGTCTAAAGAACCTAGTTAGTGGTGGATTAGGATTAGGAATAATTATCAAATTGTTTGATTTGTTGAAAGAAACATTTATGGCAAACCAACAGATAGCAGATCTTTTTGCTACTGGAATGGAAACTATAAGTATAGTATTTAACCAAGTTGTAGCTGCAGTAATCAAAGGTAATGGTGAATTCAATGCATTGGGTAAAGTTCTCAAGAATATTTTAAATATTGGTTTAGCACCTTTTAAATTAGCTGTTGAAGGACTTACAATTGCTTTCCTTACTGCTAAAAAAGCGTGGTTACAATTTACTGGTGGAAGCGAGAAAGAGATAGCAGAATTAACTTTAGGAATTATAGAAGCTAAAGGTGAAGTTCTTGGAATAGTAGAAGGTGTTGTTGATTCAGGTAAAGCTATAGTTACTAATTTTAAAGCAGCAGTAAAAAGTATAACAGATATAAGTATTTCGGCAGCTTTCGAAACTGCAAAAGCAAACGTAGAACTTAAGAAATCAGCAGAACTTGCAGCGGTAGTTAATCAAGGATTGATAGAAAAATATGATAGACAAGCAGAACAGCAAAGACAAATACGAGATGAGGAACGAAATACTATAAAAGATAGGGTAGCTGCAAACAATAAGTTGAACGAGATACTAGACGAACAAGAAAAATTAATGCTTAGTGGTGTTGATCTTATTATTAAATCTGCACAGGCACAATATGATAAGAATAAAAGCCAAGAAAATTTACTTGCATTAACTGAAGCACAAAATGAAAAGATAGCTGTACAGGCTCAGATAGAAGGATTTAGATCAGAACAAAAATCTAATGATTTAGCTTTAGACAGGGAGTCAATTGAGTTGACACAATCAAAGACAGATGCAGAAGCAGAACTAAATATAGCAGCTTTACAATTTAATGCAGATCTTATACTAGGGGAATACGAAAAGTTACTGGCTCTTAAAGATGTAGCAGAACAAGAATATCAAATTGACTTAAAACGTTTAGAGGATAAAAAGGCTTTATATAAAGAAGGTACTTTAGCTTTTCAGGAAGCACAAAATGAAATTGATGTATTAAATCAAGAAAACAGTCAGAATCAAATTGAACTTGACAAACAAACTACTGTTGCAAAAATAGATCTAGCATCTAATGCAATGGGTGATTTAGCATCTTTGTTTGGTGAAGAAAGTAAAGCAGGAAAAGCAGCAGCAATAGCACAAACAACAATAGAAACTTATAAAGGTGCTACTTCGGCATTCTCTTCTTTGGCAGGAATACCAGTAGTTGGCCCAGTATTAGGTGGTATTGCAGCAGCAGCAGCAGTTGCAGCAGGATTTGCAAACGTTAAAAAAATAGCAAGTATAGGACCCTCTGTAGGTGGCGGAAGTCCATCTCAACCTTCAGTACCAAGATCACCAAGTTTTAATGTGGTAGGTGCAGCACCTGAGAATCAACTTGCAGAAGTTATAAATAATAAAGAAGATAAACCAGTAAAAGCATTTGTAGTTAGTAATGAAATTACAAATCAACAGTCGTTAGATCGTAATATAGAAGTAGGTGCATCAATAGGATAAGATATGAAGATAATAGAATTAGTTTTAGATGAATTAGACGAACTGAATGGTATAGAAGCTATCAGTATTGTCGAGAACCCAGCAATTGAAGAAGACTTCATTGCATTAAAAAAACAGGATAAGATAAAGTTAGCTGAAGTAGATAAGGAAAAGAAGATATTGATGGGTGCATTGCTTATTCCTAATAAGCCTATATACAGGCAGAACGATGAGGAGGAATACTACATATATTTTTCAAGAGAAACGGTCTCTAAAGCATCTCAAAAGTTCTTAAAGAGTGGAAACCAAAAGAACAGCACACTAGAACATCAAATGAATATTCAAGGATTGACTTTAGTAGAAAGTTGGATCAAGGAAGATATGGTTCACGATAAATCAGCTAAGTATAATATGGATGTTCCTTTAGGAACTTGGATGGGTACAGTAAAGGTTGACAATGATCAGATTTGGAATGACTATGTTAAGACTGGATTAGTAAAAGGATTTAGTATAGAAGGATACTTTGCTGACAAAATTGAAAAGCCTCAAGACACAGGTTTAAAGGAAGAGTTAGTTTCTCAAGATAGAATAGACAAGCTAATAGACTTTTTCGAAAGAAAGGAATTAGAACAGGAGGATTTAAAAGAACCTTGTTGGGCAGGTTATGAAATGATAGGAACTAAAATGTTAAATGGTAAGGAAGTACCTAATTGTGTTCCAATTAAATGAAAGATTATAACGACAGAAGGATCCCTTCACCAAGAGGCAGCAGACGTGGATGTTTATGCAAAGATGGAATCACTTACTCCAAGAAATGTTGTGATGGTAGCTTTGATGCACAAGGAATTGGAAATATTACCAAGACATCCTAGTAAAGTCATTTGAAAATACAAAATAATTTTAATAAATCGTAATAACAATAATAAGTAAATATGGAACCATCAGTTAAAAGAGTAATTGAAAAGCTTAGTAAACCAAAAGTAAAGTTAACTAATAAAGAAATAAATTTAGGCGCTCTTGATGCTGCTCCTTTTCAAAAAAGATATTATGCTATTGAAGATGAAGAATTGGCTATTGGTAAAAGAATTGACAAGTTAGAGGCATCTTTGAAAAAAGAAATCGAAGCTTTCAAAAAAAATCAAAAACTAAAAACACAAGTTGGGATAGATGCAAGTAATGCAGAAGATCAACTTAAAAGAGTAAGAAAAATGATGGAATCAAATGGTGTAGATAGTTCTGGTTTAAGTCAACAAGAAGAGGATTTAAATGATATCTTTCAAATGGCACAACGAGATTTCGGTTATAATTTAGTTTTTAAAACATAAATAATCAAATATGAATGCAACAGATATGTTAAGTAAAGTAAAAGAGATCATTGGAGTTGAGGCTTCGGAAAAGATCAAGTTATCACAAGCTACCTTAGAAAATGGTACTGTGATTGAATCAGAAGATTTCGCTATTGGTAGTGAGGTTTTCATTGTAACTGAAGATGAAAGAGTACCGTTGCCTGTAGGTGATTATACTCTCGAAGCAGGTGAATCTTTAACAATAGAACAAGAAGGTATTATTGCATCAATAGGTGCTGTAGAATCTACTCCAGAAGTTGAAGAAGAAATTGCTGCTGAAGAAGATCCTAATGCAGACCCTACTAAAGAACCTAAAGAAGAAATGGGTTATGCTACTAAGGAAGAACTAGAAGAGGTTAAAAAAGTAGTTGAAGAAATCAAAGCAATACTTTTACCTAAAGATGGTCAAGAAGTAGAAGAAGAAATGAGTGATGGAAGTGGTTCAGTTAAGTCAGAAAAAACTACAACTGAAACAGTATATGCAGAAGAGCAACAGTTAAAAGAAGAGTTAGCAAAACCTGCTGCAAATCCTATTAAACACAATCCAGAAAAAGAAACTGTTAAGAAAAAATTATTGTATTCTCAAAAGAGATCAAATAATACACTTGACAGAGTAATGAACAAAATATCAAACTTTAATAATAAATAAAAATGGGAACAAAAATTACAACTAGTAATACCGTATTACGAGCGAGATCAAAACAACAACTTTTGACTGATGATACACCGATTAGTATTAACGATGCAGGAACAGAATTTAACATTGCAACAGATGCAAAGGTTTTATCTTTACCACAAATCACAGCAGAAAATATAGGTGCTGAATTTACATTTCGTAATACAGGTGCGGATGGAAACAATATCTTGACAATTAGTCCTGCTACAACAGATGCAATTCACGGAACAATTGCTGCGGTTTCTTCAGGGGGTGTAAACAACAAAGATTGGATTAATACAAAAGCTTCAGCAAATAAAGGTGACTGGTGTACTATTAAATCTGTATCACTAACTGACTGGTATATTACTGGCGGTGATGGTGTTTGGGCAAGTCAATCATAATAAATAATTAATAAAATACATATAAAATGGCAACAACTAATTCGATAACAACTACTTACGCAGGTGAATTTGCAGGAGAATACATTTCCGCAGCACTTTTAAGTGGTACAACTTTAGACAACGGTTTAATTACTGTAAAACCAAACATTAAATTTAAAGAAACTCTCAAAAAAGTATCTACTGATAATATAGTAAAAGATGCAACTTGTGACTTCGATCCAACTTCAACTTTGACTTTAACAGAGCGTGTAATTCAGCCTGATTTTCAGCAAGTGAATTTACAATTATGTAAAGCAGACTTTCGTTCTGACTGGGAAGCAGTATCAATGGGTTATTCAGCTTTTGATAACTTACCCCCATCTTTTGCAGACTTTTTAATAGGTCACGTAGCTTCTAAAGTAGCGCAAAGAACAGAGCAATCTATTTGGAATGGTGCAGCAGCAACAGCAGGACAATTTGGTGGATTTGCAGAACTTATGTTAGCAGATGGTGACGTAACAGATGTAGGTGTAGTAGGTGGTGGAGTAAATGCAGGAAATGTAATTGCACAATTAGGAGCAGTTGTTGATGCAATTGGTTCTACCCTTTACACTTCAGAGGATATGTTCATATATGTTTCACAAAACATAGCAAGAGCATATGTAAGAGCATTAGGAGGCTTTGCAACTAACGTAGGTGCTGCAGGTGTAAACTCTGATGGTACTCAATGGTACACAGGTGGAACTTTAAGTTTTGATGGTGTAAAAATTGCAGTAGCAAATGGATTAGCAGATAACAGAATGGTAGCAGCAGAAAAATCTAACTTATACTTCGGTACTGGCTTACTAGCTGACCAAAATGAGGTAAAAGTTATTGATATGGCTGATATTGATGGATCTCAAAATGTACGTGTTGTAATGAGATTTACAGCAGGAGTGCAATACGGAATAGGATCTGAAATCGTTCTTTATTCTTAAGAATTAATTAACCAATTAAAAGGGTGGGTAAGCCAGTTGTGCCTATTCACCTTTTTTTTTTTAAAAACATATAAAAATGGCGTGTGATTTAACAAGAGGTAGAAAAGAACCGTGCAAGGATGTTGTAGGTGGCTTAAAGAATGTTTATTTTGTAGACTTTGGTAAACTGGGTACAGTTACATTAACTGCTGACGAAATAACCAATATGACAGGATCTACAATAGGCGGTTCTGCAAATTCATTAACAGCATATAAGTACGAACTAAAAGGAAGTAGCAGTTTAGAACAAACTGTAACAGCTTCAAGAGAAAATGGAACAGTATTTTTTGAACAGACTTTAAATTTAAGTCTTCATAAATTGACCAAAGAAGATAATGCTGAATTAAAACTATTAGCATACGGAAGACCACATATTGCAGTTGAAGATTATAACGGAAATGTAATGATGATGGGACTAGAAAACGGTTCTGATTGTTCAGGTGGAACAGTTGTAACTGGTGCTGCTATGGGTGATATGTCAGGATATACATTAACATTTGCTGCTCAAGAAAAAGCACCTGCAAACTTTATGGATTCAGATACTAAAGATATTGACTTCCCATTTAGTGTACAAGATTACGCAGGTATGGATGGAACTATTCTTATTACATTAGGTACGAATGCATAGTAAATTTTCATTTTGATTAAATTAGGGTGGCAGAAATGTTGCCCTTTTTTTATACAAGATAATTTATTAATTTCGTTATAATGATATGAAGGTATTAACGACAAGTGGATCGGCTCAAACTTTTAAGGTTATTCCTAGAGAATACGCTACAACAGTAACAGCAGTACTAACTGATGACAGTACAAAATCAGTCAAAACTTATAGCAGTATAAATTGCACAATCTCAAACAATCATTTGTCAGTTCCAATTACTTTTAATCCTGTTTTAGTTGAAGGTAGATTTTATGATATCGTTTTAAAAAATAGTTCTAATAAAATTATATATTTAGACAAAATATTTTGCACAATTCAAGGTGTTAACCAAGAATCGGATCAAGAATACACAATTAACAAGAATCAGTACACTTCAGATACTAGTTTTGATAACGACTTTATTATAATATGAAAAAATTAGGAATAGTTAACCTCAGTAATTATAGTTCTCCAGAAATAAAAGAGGTCAACAATAAAGACTGGATATTTTACGGTGAAGACAATAATTATTACCAGTATTTGATTGATAGATACAACGGAAGTCCTACAAATAATGCTATTATTAACGGATTATCTCAGATGGTCTTTGGTAAAGGATTAAATGCATTAGACAGCAATAAAAAGCCTGATCAATATGCGCAGATGGTTTCGTTATTTAAAAAAGATACAGTAAGAAAGTTTTGCTACGATCTTAAACTAATGGGGCAATGTGCAATTCAAGTAATTTATTCTAAAGACAGAACTAGAATAGCACAGGTAGAACATTTACCAATCGAAACAATAAGAGCAGAAAAAGTTAATGAAGACTCTGATGAAGTTGAAGGATATTACTATTCAGCAGACTGGTCTAAGTTAAAGCCAATGGATAAGCCTAAAAGAATTCCTGCATTTGGAACGTCTAAAGAACCCATAGAAATTATTTGTGTTAAACCATATAGAGCAGGATTTTATTACTATAGTCCTGTAGATTATCAGGGTGGTTTACAATATGCAGAACTAGAAGAAGAGATAGCTAACTACCATTTAAATAATATCAAGAATGGTCTAGCACCTAGTATGTTAATTAATTTTAACAATGGGATCCCGAACGAAGAAGAAAGACAGTTGATTGAACAGAGAATATATGACAAGTTTAGTGGTAGTTCTTCAGCAGGGAAATTTATACTTTCATTTAATGATAATACAGAGTCAAGTGCTTCATTAGAACCAGTTCAATTAAGTGATGCTCACAATCAGTACCAGTTCCTTTCGGATGAGTCCTCTAAGAAGATACTAGTAAGCCACAGAATAGTCTCACCGATGCTTTTTGGTATAAAGGATAACACGGGTCTTGGAAACAACGCAGAGGAGCTTAAAACGGCTTCTATATTGTGTGACAATGTTGTTGTAAAACCATTTCAGGATCTATTGATTGATAGTTTTGATCAAATTTTAGCATTTAATAATATTTCTTTAAAGCTTTACTTTGAAACACTACAGCCATTAGAATTCACAGATATGGAAGGTGTTACTGACAGCGAAACAATTGAAGAAGAAACTGGTGTTAAAATGTCATCTCAAGTAGTAGACAATGATTTTGCTATTATAGATGATAGGTTAGGGTATTCTACAAAAGAAATGGCTATAGAAGCTGCAAAAAATATAGGATGTGAAAGTTACCACGAACACGAGTACGAAGGTAAGATTTGGTTTATGCCTTGTGAAGAACATATAAAAAACAATCTAAGTGTTTCATTTGAAGATGATAAAATTTTTAATTTACTTAAAGAATATGGTGAAGATGAAGATTTTGATAAATGGGAATTAGTTGATGAACGTGAAGTAGACTATGATCAAGAAGAAGTATTAGATAAAATGATAGGATTAGCAAGAACAGGTACAGCTAAACCAAATTCTAAATCTAAGCAAGATAAAGAAGTAAGAGGGGTTGAATTTAAGGTACGTTATAAATACAGTCCTAGTAAGGTGTCTTCCAACAGCAGGGAATTTTGCAAGAAAATGGTAGCAGCAAACAAATTGTACAGAAAAGAAGATATAATATCAATGGGAAGTCAATCTGTAAACAATGGTTGGGGATTAAATGGAGCAGCAACTTATTCAATATGGCTATACAAAGGTGGTGGTGCTTGTCATCATAAATGGTTAAGACAAACATTTAAAGGTAAGACTGAAGGTAATATTGCCAATATAGATCCTAATATATCTACAAATAAATCAAGAAAAGATGGATTTAATCCAGTTAATGAAAGGGAAGTATCTATGAAACCAATAGATATGCCAGATCAAGGATTCGTAAATAAATAAATAAATGGCTACAGCATTATTCATATCAAGAACAGATTTGGTAAAAAATTCAGTATTAGATGGAAACGTTGATACCGATAAATTTATACAGTTCATTAAAATAGCACAAGAAATTCACATTAAGAATTATATTGGATCTGATTTGTACAATAAAATTTCAGTAGATATAATTGGAACAGGTGGTGCATCACTTACTGGAGTATATTTACTTCTTGTAAACACCTATATACAGCCTATGTTGATACATTATGCAATGGTGGATTATTTACCTTTTGCAGCTTATCAAATCAAGAATGGTGGTGTTTTTAAACATACTAGTGAGAATTCTGAAACTGTAGATAAAACAGAAGTTGATTATTTAGTAAATAAAGAAAGAGAATTTGCCGAATATTATACAAGAAGAATGATAGATTACGTTACATTTCATAACAGCGACTATCCAGAATATAACACGAATAATAATGAGGATATTTATCCTGATAAAGACAGTTTATTTAATGGTTGGGTACTTTGAGAAAAAATAGATACAAGCCAAAGGCAAAAAATGTGGTAAAATTAAAAAACTACATTAAAAAAATAGAGAAGAAGGATGGCAAATAGTATAAATTGGGGAGCAGTATATTGTCAAATGATCACAGATAGTGGTTTTGGTTCTGATACAGCATATACAACAAACAGTATTCCTGATAGTTCTGCGCCTTCTTGTTGGGGGACATTCGAATTAACAGCAGATTTAACTCAAATTTCAGGTACTCCGTTTTTAGCGGATACAACAGATTATAAAGCAGATGCAACACAAAAATAAAATATAAAAAATGGCTAAACAAGTAATTAATATTGGGACTACAGCAAACGATGGCACAGGTGACCCTTTAAGAAGTGCCTTTGACAAGGTAAACGATAACTTTACGGAACTGTATACAGATGATGCAGGTGATGTAAATTCAATAGTGGCAGGAACTTCAATTGCTGTTTCAAGCGCAACTGGTGACGTAACGGTAACAAATTCAGCACCAAACGCAACCCATACAGGGGAGGTAACTGGATCAGGTGCTTTGACTATTACAAATAATGCTGTGACTACTGCAAAAATTCTAA